AAATAAGGCTAAGACCTGATTTTGATGGTATCGCTACAATTATTTGGTCATCGGGGTTTGAAGTGCCGCCATATTCGATTGTTAAACTAACGGTGGATGCGCTTGTGTTGTTGGCGCAAAGCCATACTTCATCTGTAACTCCGCTGCTTGCCTGCGTTGTGTGAATTGTTGTTCCGGTGCTGCCCGATGCAGCTACTTTAATCGGTCTGCCACCCGTGCTGCCCGATAGTAATATTTTTGTGAATGTTGCCATTTTATGAGAATACTTGAATTTCTAATATGTCTGCCCCTGCGCTGATGGTCAGGTCGCCTGAACCCAGCACAGCGTTTCCGTTTATTGTCTTTATGTTAGTGCCTGATACCAGCGTGTCTTGTTTGGCATCAACAGCCGTTTTAACCGCCTTTTGCGAGGGGTAAAAAGTGTCGCTGTTATCTGCCAGCGTTGTCTTTTTATTCGCTTGATTTTCGGGCGTGTAACCCAAAGCCGTGATGACATTTGTTATATACCCCTGCGAAGTTACAAATGCCTGCGTAGCGTAGCCACTTAATGCCGTTGTGATTTGACTTGCAACCGCTGCCGTTGTGGTGAATGTAGCCACCGCCCAGTCATAAACGGATTTAACCGTTGGATATTTGGTGTTGCTGGCTTGGTCACTTGTAACCGATGTGCTTTTATTTGCGACATTTTCCGGCGTAAACCCTAATGCTGTGGTCACATCACCGGATGAAATTGTCAGGGTGTAAAATTCCAATCCACTTGCATCCGCTTTTACTCTCACCAACTTGCCGCCCTGCCCGGTGTAACTCTGTGGCACATCGGTCAAATCGGTGAACAATGTCGCACCGCCACCCGAACCGCCGTAATAAAGCAACCCCGTCCACGCTGTTGTGCCGTCACCTGCTTTGAACTTACGGGTATCGGTTTCAAGTCCAATTTCGCCTTCCGATAAAACCGGGTTTTGTGCTGTCCATTGTGCAGCCGTGCCGCGCCTTAATTTTATTGTTATATAACTCATGCGATGCCGCCGTTAATAGTGTTTGAAAATGCTGAATTGTAGTAACCCCCGTCAATTACCAAAAGCCCCGACAAATCCAATCCCGGAAAATCATAATCGTTGGAAGGCACATCACAAAAGTCACGGGTATTTGAAGCAGTGAAGGTCAGCACACTTGCCACCCCTGCAACGATGTCGGTTTTATCGTCATAAAAAGGTGTCGCGCTGTCTTCTAATTTCCAAATCCCTGCGCTGTCATTGCGGTAAATGTACCTTAAAGTGCTGTAAATGTCCAAAAGAACTTGGTGCATATCCGAAATTCGTTCCACAGCGTCGCTAAAATCTTCCCGATGCCTGTCCATTACGGCAATCGCAAACCGAAAAACAACCCTGTCCATGTCAATCTGTGAGCCGTCCGGGAAAATCCGCATCAATGGATAAAGGGTGTCACCAGTGGTGGCAACATTGTAGTCAAGGTTAGTGACTACCGCCTTAATCTGCTTGTGGTTTTCTCCCGCTGTTGTAAGGGCGTTTAATAGTTGGTTTATCGTTACCATACTTTTGAAAGTAGATTAAGGCTTTTTTTTCGTTCTTTTCGCGGACTTTACTCATTTTGGGAAATCGTAATTAAGGAAGCAATCCCCGGCATCACTACCCAAGAAAAACCCACCCAGCATATCCTGTTGGTGTGGGTTAATTGTGTCAATTCCGCTGCCCGGGTTCAGATATAAGGGGAACAAGGTGTTGTTTTCCATTAAGTAATCGCGCAACCTTTGGGCGTAATACTCAGCTTTGTGCTGATATTCCCGTTCAATTCGTGTCAGTTGGTCAATATCAACCGGGTTTGAATTGTCGCTGCCCCTTGTCATCACCGATTTGTTCATCATTTTGAATGTCATCGGGAGCATGCTCTCGGTTACGATGTAATGGTACAAGCAAGGCGCGATATATTTGTTTACAAGTGTCAGGTAATTCCCTGCCAGTCCTGCCCCGTTGATGTCATCGCAGATTTTATCGTAAAGTCCACTTCCGATAATATCCCGAATGTAAATATCCTGCGCGGTGCGCATGGCTGTTTGAAGAATTTTGCTGTCCACATTTTCATCAATCGGGGTATTCTTCTTGACATCCTGCTCACTTACAAAAAAAGCGAAATTAGCCATTGTTTTGTCTCCTTACATATACTTGTTTCCAATAATGCCTACACGAAGGGATATGAATTGCAGGGCTGCTATCCGGCACGGTGTACCAACCGCCACGCCTTTTCCAAACATCGTAGCCCAAAATCCCGGTCAGTTGGTCAATTTCTGCCCGGGTGTACAATCGGTTCATCTTCATCATTTCTTTGCAAAATTCACGGCTCTCGCCACCGGGTACAAGTGGGGGTGCGTCAAGGCGAAGGTCATATTTATACCTTAATTCAATTTTAGGCACTCCCCCGCTGTCGCCAATATCACCGCGCCCGATGTCGGTAATTCTGATTGCCCGATTAGTCCACTCAATTTTCCCAGCATCCTGCAAAACGCGAAGGATTTTAACCACTTCTTGTTCATCTAATTTTGTGCCTTTGCTCAATTCCTGAATATTTGCTTTCGGGTTGTCATCAATGATTGCCAATACTTTAAGTTCGTCATTTGTTAATTCTTCAAAGGTCAGTTCTGCAAATGTTTCAGCACTTTCGCCAAACTTTGCAAAAACTTCCAAATCGGTAACTAACCACTTGGTTACATCTTCTTGTTCGCTGAATTGTGCAGGCGCGGGTGTTGGTTCTTCGATTATGTCAAACCCCAATGCTTCGCGCACTTCGTTTTTAGTGACAATGCCAGCCTGAAACAAACCCACATAATCCATGCCGATAAATTCGCTGTCTTGTGTGCTTATTTTAACGCCCGGGTAAACGAAGTTTGCCACATATTCAAGGCACTTGTCAAGTTTTGCCTGCCGTTGGTTTACATAAGATTTATGAAATACCTCGTAGGCTTCAATCAATTCGTTCCTTGCGCCAAGTTGCCCGTCTGCTTTCTGCCCCATTAAGATAGGGGGGAAGTTGTGAGCCGTGAAAATTTCAGCATTTACAGCTTCGTTCAGTTGCAAGAATTGCTTATCTAAATCCGATGGCTGTATTTGGCTAATTTCAGCAGGCTTTTCGTTGTTGTCGTTGAACTGAATAATCAATCCCCCGGCATTGTCTGTTCCGGTCGTTCTATCCTTAAATTTCCGTTCAAATTTCCGGGCTTGTTCCGGTGTGGGTTCGCCCTTAAAAAGTTGAACCAGCGTTCCGTTGCTGAACCCGTTGCGGATGTTGTTGTTGTGAAAGTTGGCTATCTCAACATCGATTTCAATATACTGCAACCCGTGGATATAGGGCGGCAAAGGGTAAACGCCCAGCCCTGCATCGTATTCGCGGTGATAATAAAGTTGAACGCTGAACGGCTGTGCTTCATCCGGGTTAAACGAGGAGTATTTTTTGATTTCCTCTGCCTTTGCTTTCTGCCAATCAAGGGCGTAAAAATACTCGCTGTGGTCATTGGTGCGAACCCGGCTAAAATCGACATGAAAGAACTTTGCAATTTGCCCTAATTTATTATAGTGAACTTCAAAACAGAACCCGTTGAACAACTCATAATCCAGCGACAATTTTGCTTTAAACTCATGCAGCCCCTCGTATGGGTTCACAAAGTCAATCATCTTCAATGCCGCTTCGTTGCCTTCAATTATGCATTCACTACCCTGCACAAATCGGGCTTTCTGTTTAAGGATAGCCCCGTGTTTTGGCGACCGCTTGTAAAATTCCAACAAGGTATCAGGAAAATCGTTCTTTTCCCCGTATGTGATGAAACCTTTTTGCTTCTGCTCTTTGAACTTTGGCAGTTTGGTTTCAGCAAAATTGATTTTTAGTATCTCAAAACTCATCCGATGTGGTGCTGTTTAATGGTTGTATTAACTTCATTGTCGTTAAATGTGCCGTGACTGGTTTCGCAGTATGCCACGCCCCGGTCAATTTCTTCATTTGCCAGTTCAGGGTCAATGTTCACCGCGCTGCTTTGAGCAAATAAACGCCAATAATGTGTACCTATTGCCAGCGTCTTTTGAGCCGTGCTGCCCTCTGTAAATGTGAACTGCTGATACCTTGCCGGGTGTGTGCTGCTGTCCAACACGATAAACGCCTTTTGTTCCTGCGTGGTTTGGCTGTCAAACACGAGCAGATAAACGGGCGAAGT